GAGGCTGCGCGGATCGAATCCGACATATTTGCCGCTCAAGCAGAAGGACGTTTCCGTTAAACCTGCGAGGGCGGCATAGACATTCTCGAAAGGAAATAAAATGTCTATTGGCGTAACCTCCGGCTACTACACTTCTGGTAGCACCACTGACGCTTACTCCGGTAAGTTCATCCCCGAAATTTGGTCTGGCAAACTCCAGGTCAAGTTCTATCAAACCACTGTGCTGTCCGAGATCACCAACAACGATTGGGAAGGTGAGATCAAGGACCAGGGTGACAAGGTCGAAATCCGTACCGTCCCCACGATCACCATCAACAACTACACCAAAGGCGCGACCCTGACTTCTCAGGTTCCCACCAATGACGTGGTTGAACTGCTGATCGATAAGGGCAAGTACTTCTCGACCGTCGTTGACGATGTGGATGATGTCCAGTCCGACCTCAAGTTGATGGACATCTTCACCAACGACGCTTCGCAGCAGATGAAGATCGCTATCGACACCGACGTTCTAGCCGGTCTCGTTGGCGCCGCTGTCGCTGCTAACGAAGGCGCAACGGCTGGTGCTATCTCCGGCGACATCGATCTCGGTGTTTCGACCGGCGCCAGCAAAGCCGCTGTGAAAGTCACCTCCGCTAACGTGATCGACAAGATCATCAGCATGGGTCAAGTCCTCGACGAGCAGAACGCTCCCGAAGACGGTCGTTGGTTGGTCATCCCCGCTTGGATGGCTGCCAAGATCAAGACCTCTGATCTGAAGGATGCTTCGATCACTGGCGACAGCATGACCCCCCTGCGTAACGGTCGCCTCGGCATGATCGACCGCTTCACGCTGTACGTCAGCAACCTGATCCCCACCCAGACAAGTATTGCTGGTGAAGGCGATGACGACAGCGTTAAGGCTTTCTCATGCTTTGCCGGTACCCGTGATGCGATCACCTTCGCATCGCAGATCACCAAGATGGAAACCCTGCGTAGCACCTCTACGTTCGGCAACATCGTCCGCGGTCTGAACGTGTACGGCTACAAGGTTGTGAAGCCTGAAGCACTTGTTGAAGGCTTCTTCTACAAGGGCTAAGCAGCAGCCATTTGCGGGGGGCTTCGGCTCCCCGCTTTTTCTAAGGAGACCCCATGCTTTTGAGGAACAAGCGAACTGGATTTGTGTATTCGTACAACAAGGTCCTGGCAAACGACCCCGAGTACGAAGAGTTGATTGAAGAGGCTCCAGCGCCTGTCCCTGAGAAGCAAGAGGTCGTAATCGTTCGAAAGAGAAGGGCTAAGCCAAATGGCGACACTGTTCAGCAAAGTACTCACTGACGTTCGGGTTGACCTGAACGACGCAGCAGGTGTTCGTTACACCGATGCGCAACTGATCGGGTATGCAAACGACGGTATCCGCGAAATCAAGAAGGCTCGTCCCGATCTGTTCTTTGGTTCGTATACGACCGCTCTGTCTACGTACGCCTCATCGGACAACGTCCCTATCGACGATCTGTACGTTGGGTTCCTGAAGGACTACGTGGCGTTTAGGGCTGGCATGCGTGACGACGAAGAGAATTCGGCGGCTCGCTCAGCAGCATTCTTCAACCGATTTAAGAATGGATTGATGGCAGCATGAGCGCATACACCGCCTTCCTAAATGACGTCATGCCAGACGTCCCAGGCTGCACGGTTGAGTTGGCGACCCACGCAATCAAGAACTCCTGCATTGAGTTCTGCGAGAAGACGCTGATCCTGCAGCGGGACCACGACCCAGTCACCGTGGTCGCTGGCATTGTTGACTACGACTTTGAGCCGCCTGCCGGTCAATTGGTGACCCGCATCATGCGCGCTTGGTACAAGACGACCGAGTTGACGCCGCTGGCTCCGGATGACGTGAACCGCCCAGAGGTCTACAACCGCCTGTTCACTGGCGCCAACGTTGACCGTCTCGACCCTGGCTACATCCTACAGAAGGATGAGCGTACGTTCTCGCTGTACCCAATCCCTGTATCGACGGTGGCAAACGCACTGACGATGCGCGTGGCTTACAAGCCGTCTCGCTCTTCAACAACTGTTGAAGATGTGATCTACGAAGACTACTCAGAGGCAATCGCCAAGGGAGCAAAGGCTCGCCTGATGATGTCGCCGGGTAAACCCTATACCAACCCACAGTTGGCTGCAGCAGAACTTGAGTTGTTCCGTCAGGCGATGAACGTCGCCAGACAGCGCGCCAGCCGTGGACATGTGCGTTCAGATTTGAGCGTGACACTGCGGAGCATCTAATGGCAACCAAGATCAAACTTGTACAGGGCGACACCAAGCCAGCCCTGATCGTTTCGCTTACAGACGAAAACAGTGGCGATCCGATTGCAGTGAACGGCGCGACTGTTCGCATGTACTTTCGTGCGCTGGGCGACACCACTATTCTGGCGACACTGACCGCTACCCTATTGGCAGGCAAGGTCCTGGAAGACGGGACGATTGACGCAGTGACGTCTCCTTACGACACCCCTGGTGCTGGTGGTCGCGTTCAATTCAACTGGGGTTCAACTGATTTGAACCAAGCCGCTGGTGACTACGAGGGTGAGATTGAGATCACCTACTCCGACGGGACAAAGCAAACCGTATACGACCTTCTAAAGTTCAAGTTACGCGAGGACTTCTAACATGGCGCTGTCACGCATCCGAGCGACGGTAACAGTCGCAGCGCCGGTTGCGTCCGTAACGGTAAGCGCATCTGGCAGGCTTGGCGCAACCGCTGGCATTACCCAGGCTACAGTCACAAAGGTAGTACCAGTTGCCGCCCTCAAGTGGATCAACATCATCTACGGCGCAGAGGTCGACTACGTTGGTCGCAACCCTGTGGTCAGGGATGTCACGGTCACGCTGGATTCGGCTGGGCTGCACGTCTTTAAGAGCGCGTTCGATACGGGCGCAATGTTGGACGAAAACACGATCGTGTTTGTCCGCAAGACGCCAGATGAGCCGCTGAATGCAATTGATCAACTCGGCTACGACCTCACCCGGTCTATCTCGGATGAGGTTGATGCAACCGACGACCTGTACGGCTTGGCAAATGCCGACGACGATCAGGTCATGTTCTTTTCGAAGTCGCTGCAGCCGGACCACTTCTTGGTTGCGGACAACCTTGAGTACATCGACTTCGGTAAAGGCTTAACGGAAAACCTGCCAACGCAGGACGAGATCAATTCGTTCGATTTCGGCAAGGGGCTTGAAGATGCACCTGCTGCAACTGAACAGCACGGCTACCACCTGGAGCGCTCGCTGGCAGACACGGCGGATGCCGGGGATGAACTGAATGCTCAGTTCGTCACGGACGACGGTCAGGTTACGCTGGTTGCCAAGGACATCCCGACGCATAACCAGTTCGCGTCGGACGAAATCAATAGCCTGGATACAGGCAAGGCTCTGGGTGACACGGCAACGCTGTCAGACGACCAGGACTTTGACGTCTCCAAGGCTTTGGAAGACACGCCGCAGACAAGCGAAGAGGCTGTTTACTCAGCGTCTAAACCGCTTGCTGATTCAGCCAGCGCGTCAGATAGCCCAGCAGTTTTGTCGGAGAAGCCGCTAACTGACGGCTTTAGCAATAGCGACGACGAGGTCTTGGAGTTTGGTAAAGGCGCGTCAGATAGCGCATCGACATCTGATGAACTCCAGCCGTTTGTTCTTGGCAAGGGAATCGTTGACGAGCCGCAGACGTCCGAGCAACTGGACTTCGACACAAGTAAGCCGCTGACTGATTCGGCGTCTGCCGCGGAGCAGCACAGAATCCTGACGGCTCGCCCGGTATCGGACACATTCAATGCCCAGCGTGAGGGTCCCAATCTTATTGAGGACTACGTAACTCTTGGCTACTTTGCCAGCCAGTACGTTGGCAATGGCGGTCCAGGCTGGGTAATGAACAAGCCTGTCGTGGAAGCGCAGACTGTGACGGACGTTGTTGCAGTTGCGACAACCTTTAACCGTGAGTTCGACGAAAGCAAGACGGCTGTCGATGTCAAGGCTGCGCACCTGGATAAGCCAGCGGCAGACACAGCGTCAACAGCAGAAACAGTTGTCGATGAGTTTGGCAAGGCAAGAGATGACAGCGTATCGACTGCCGAGACCCAGACATTCGACACGACCAAGCAGTTCTCCGAATTGCTTGATGCAACAGACGATGTCTTCGCAGAAGCCAATACAGACGACGAGCAGGTCATGCTCTTTGGTACTACCAGGGCAGACCATGCAACAACATCAGAGACAAAGGTATTCGATACGTCGAAGGCGCTGGACGATACAGGCTCCACATCGGAAGACCTGGTCTTCGATACCAGCAAGCCACTGACCGACTTGGTCGGTACAGCAGACAGCGAATCAACACTCGTTGCCAAACCGGCATCGAGCAACGCAAGCGCCAGCGACGCCGACACGATCAGCGTTGGCAAAGGTCTTGCAGACACCCCATCAACATCCGACCTTGCTACACGCTCCGTGGGCGCAGCCAGGGAAGACAGCGTTGGGTCATCAGACGTGCTGGACAAGTTGTTCAGTCGCGTCCTCACAGACTCCTGGACGGTATCGGACAGCAGCATCCGGGTATTTGGAAAGGCTGCATCCGATACAGCCACATCGTCAGAGAGCAAAACCTTC